AGACATTGCAACTTTTGCCTTCTGCTTATTAGCATAAATTTTACTTCCAGCAGATACGGCTAATTTTAGTGCCGAAAACCACATGTTAGATCCATCTAGCTTTTTTAGACTTCTCTTTCAGCATTCTTTTAGTGCCTCTTACTTCAACTTCTTCACCTTTTGCGATGTAGTTGAAAGCACCATCAGCTGTTGTCTTAGATCTTGGGTCAATTTCAAGATTCATCTTGTCTTCTGACTTGATCTGAACAATTTTATCTAATTTTTCCATAATTTTTCTCCTTAGTTGTTTTATAGTAACCTTTTTTTAGTATTTTGTCATTCTTATTCGTTTCCACTACGAATAATTTCGACATTTGGCATCATATCTTTTGCATTAGGTAAAGTTTTACTCAAAACAGTTTTTTGAATTGATGTATCAGCTCTTAAATTTGCTAAATCTTCGTTTTGTTCAAGTTTTTCTTCTTGATTTGACTGATTCATCATTGCTTTCATCTTATCAAGGTTAATTCTCTCTTGATCTTGTTCTTTTCTACGTTGATTTTCCATTGCTCTAAGGTCTAATTCTCTTGATCTTAGTTTTGCAATAGGATCATTGTCGAATTGTGAAGTAATTTCCTTTTCTTCCTTCATAAATTCTTCCATCATCTCTGCAATTAACACTGCTTTTCTTCCTTCAATCTTTTGTGTAAGCATTTGAACCTGTTGTTGTAATGCAGGGTTCTGTTGTGCCATTTGTTGCATCTGTGCAAGTTGTGGTAATTCTTGTTGGAACTCTAATTCAATCTGTTCTTGAGACATTAAACTAATATGTTCAAAAATATTCTTCTCTAATGAAGCCATAATCATTGGATTGTTTCTAGCAATGTTAGTTGCCATAAAATTTAAGTGAGCTGTAATATGAGCTCTGTGATCTTGACCAGGAAAAGCTTGAAACTGTTTTCCACCTAAAGCATCAATGTGTTCTAACGCCGGATCTTTTGGCATTGGTTGCATTGGTTTAATTAAAACTTGATCAATATTTTTTACACCTAATGCTTCATACATATTTCTATAGGCTGCATATAAATTATGCATTTGTGGATTAGATGATGCCAGTTGCAACTCAGTTTGCGCGAGGGAAATACGCTGAGTCTGTGAAAAGATGTTGGGATCGGCAACTGGCAATATATCTACTCTATCATCAAAGTCAGTTTGTTTAACAACTCTTTGACCCCCAACTACATCGTACGGATATTCCGGTGGTAGATATAACTTGAATACTCTAGCTAGTAATTTAAATTCTTGTTTAAGAGCAGAGTAAATTCTTTTATGAATAGCAGACATAGTTCTACTTCCTCTTTCAAGAAGAGCAACTGTTGTTCCAACTGCTGCTTGTTGATTGCCATCACCAACTTGTAAATCTGCTATTGATGCAAATCTTTGTCCTGCTTGAACAACGATACCCATTAAGTTTAATAATGTAGCTGATGGTTCTTTAAATGGTAACATCATAAATGAATCTCTTAAATTTCCACCTGGTGCATCTACATCTCTAAACTCACCTGGTTGAATTGATTGTGCATCATCTCTAATTCTAATACCACGCATTTTAAATCCTGCAGGTAAATTAGATAAAGTTCCTGCATCTAACAATTGTCTTAATGCAGAAGTTGCAGTTCTTGATAATCCACCAATCATGTGAATTAAACCAAAACCATAAAAACCTAAACCTGGTAAAAATTTAAAGTGTACAAAATAATTAATTTTATTTTTTAATGCATCACCTATTTCATAGTTTCTTCTAATAGATAAAACTTCACGTGAATTTTCTTCAAGTGTTACAATGTATGGGACTTTAATTCCTGATGGCTCACCAGTCTCTTGATTTACATCTTCAAATCCTTCTAAGTCTAAATCAATATGACATTCTAATAATGTATAAACATCTTCGTTTGCAGTTCTTGTTACTCCTTCAAGTTCTCTTTCTTTTTTTTCAATTTCAGTTTCTTTGTCTCCAGGTTTTCCTATTTCTATATCTTTATAGAATCCACCAACCTGTTGTTTTCTTAAATCGTTTTCAGAAATTTTTACACGATGAATAATTGCTTCCGCATCATCTAATGAGGTAGCTGTGTACGGAACAATTAAATCATCTGCAGGAACAAATTTAGAAACTGCTCTTTGTTCCATATCGTCATAGTAGACTTTTTTAAAAGCAGAACCTGCTAATGGTAAGTTAAATAATAACTGATCAAAATCTGGTTCATACTCTTTCATTTTTTCCATCAACTCGTAGTTCATGAAATCTTTTACTCTAGTTGCTTGTTGAGTTTTTTCCGGAGTTGGTACACCTATAGTTTGTGTTCTAACTGGTCCATCTGCCGGAAGTAATTCTTTATAAGCTAATGCTTGAAACTGTGTTACTGCTTCTGCTAGTACTGGGTGTGTTGCACCACTAGCTCCTGAAAAAGGTTCTGTTCTATTATTATATTTAAAACCTAAAAGGTCTAAACCTTGAGTGTAAGTTTGTGCCCAATCTTTTCTTGAAGAAGTATAATCTTGATACTTACTAGATAAATCTGATGCTAATCTTCCAAGTACATCGTCAGGTAAAAATTCTGCTAAGTTTGCATAATGTTCATCACCACCTTCAGGTGATGCTGCACCAGGATCTAAATTAATATCTACTGATCCATCTTCGTTTTCTGAAACTTCAATATCATCAGGTGATTCTTGAACTGCTTGAACTTCTTCAATTATATCTTCTTGAATTTCTTCTTCACCAGGAACATTAACTGTTTTTCTGACTTCGTTTGGAAGTGCTTTGTCTATATCTGCCATTATATTTTTTCTCCGTAAGTTTTATCTGTTTAACACCATTATAGTTAATATTCAACCCCTGAGGCATGGGCCCTGATTCCGGAGGAATTGTTCTGGTAAGCCTTTTAGTCATTACCAAATTTTTTGTATAATTCTTGTCCTGGTCCTAAAGCAAATTCTTTATATGACATTCTATCATCATAACCACCTTTACCATCGAAGAAATATTCTCTCATCCATTTTTCAGATTTAGGCATTGTGCCATTACCATTATTTTCTCTTGTTTCCTCCATAGCTTTTTTAACTGCCTGACCGAATTCATAACCATCGTCCATAAGTTCTCTTACTCTTTCATTAAATTCTGCATCAGGATCCAGGGAGCCTATACCAAATTGTGCTCTACCTCCATCAGCAAATTTTTTAAAATATTCTTCTGCAAATTTATCTATATCCATGCCAGTTGCTTCAAGGCCTCCGGCTTTAATATAAGCTTCTGTAACCATTTTATTATATGCAGTGTCTCCACCTTCTAAGAAATTAACTCTGCCACCAGTTGCATATTTTTCAAGTTCATCTTCATACTCTTTTATTTTATTAGTTACCTTTTCTCCTGTCTCACCAAATAATGGTTTAACAATATCTAAATATTCATCTACTTCTATCTCTCCATTCTCATATGCTTTTCTTGAGAATATACCAACCATATCAACAAAAGTTTTTGGAGCTAAAGTGTTAACAGCTGCTTCTGTGTTAAGCATGTCTAACATTGGTTTAAATCTTTTTGGTTTTTTAGGTGGAGCTTTATCAGGCACTACAGGACTCCTGCGATACCGCCCATAGCTCTTTTTACTTTTTCTTTTTTTCTTCTTTCCATTAACTCTTTAAGTCTTTTAAGTTCTTTAGAGTCTTTTGGATCTGGTCTATTAATTAATTTGTCATCAAATTGTGGATCTTGTCCTAATGGATAAGTTGTTGTATCCATCATCATTGATTTAGATGGTTTAACAATATCTTCTGATCCACCAGCATAACCCATTCTCATCATACCACCGCCCATAGCCATAGCTCTATTTTCTTCCATCATTTTCATCATTTTCTTTTTAGAAAAATAATCTTCTATATATTGATCTAGAGAAATATCTCTAACTGCAGAATCACCTTTTGATTTTAAATCGTTATATTCGTTAATGACACTCATTAACTCAAGTTCAAATTCTTCTGCACCAGTCTCTGATGCCATTTTAATTGATGGCGCACCTCTATCTAAGGATTTAATACCACCCATATCATCATAGTCTTCAGGGTCAGGTGGTAAATCTTCAGGTATATCACCTAGCTCAATAGCTCTGAGCATATCTTTTAATCTTGGATCGTTTTCGTCTATTGCCATAATTCCTAATAATACACTTTTGGAGTCTGTTGTAAAGGCTCATCTTCATAATCTTCAGGGTGTTGAATTAATCCACCTTGTCTAAATCTCATGACTGCTTGAGTCATAGAATCCACCAAGTCATCGTGATCTCCATAAGGAAATGCAGCACATTCTTCAATTACTTCTTGCGCAAAATCCATTTCAGCAGGTGCATATATTTTACCAGACTCAAACAATGGAGATACAGAATTAACTCTTGTATGTTTATCATTACCACGTGATGGTGTAAAATTAATTACAGGTATACCTGCTTTTCTTAATTCATAAGTTAGAGGGAGCCCGGATGCTTTGCCTTCTATA